CATGGCCTTAGGCTGGCATGGCTCATAAATGAGGGATAGCGCCAGCCAGGCGACAGAGGGGCCCACGAGGAGCCCAGGGAAAGCCCATACACGAAAGGACCACCATCGCCCATCGTGGCGCGCTACAGGGCTGCAAGCCCCTGTTTACGGGGGTAATGAAGGGAGCAGGAAAGGACGCCAGCCTAGCGGCTGGCATTGTCTATTAAGGAGCGGCGGCCCCGCTGGCGAGCAAGGCGCAAAAACGTATTTGCGTTTTTACGTTTTTGCGTATAGTATCAGCCCGTATCCATTGAGGAGCACCACCATGGCAGCAAGAGTTTTTGCATTTCTTTGCGAAAAAGGGGGCGCTGGCAAGTCGACCGGCGCCACAAACGTCGCCTCTTGCCTTGCTCGCAAGGGAAAGCGCGTCCTGATTGTCGACCACGACCCGCAAGCGTCGGCCTCGACATGGTCTAACTTCATCCACGAGAACAACGGCCCAGGCGAGATCGCCGTTATCGTCATGAAGAAGCTGCAGCGCGACCTGCGCAGCGTTTCGCATGGCTTCGACTACGTCATCATTGACGGCCAACCAATCACCGATGCGGTAACTGTAGACGCAATCAAGGTCAGCGAACTCGTCATCATTCCCGTCCGCCCGAGCGGCTTTGACGTATGGGCAGGCATTAACACTGCCGGGCTCGTGCGGGAGCGCCAGGCGCTCACAGACGGAAAGCCAGAGGCCCGCATCCTCGTATCGCAAGCGATTGTAAATACCGTGATGGCCCGAGACGTGGCCGAGTCGCTCGAGAGCTACGAGCTCCCGCTGATGAATGGCCGAACGCATATCCGGGTCGCATATACCGAGGTCGCCAGCATAGGCAAAAGCGTAATGGACCTATCAGCGGACAACGAGGCACGCCTCGAAATCGAAGCGATCACCCGTGAAATTTTGGAGATCTTAGGATGAAAAAAGGCGCAATCAGCCTGCCGCCCCCGGCCGAGAAGCGGGCGGGCGACATCCGCGCGACAAAGGCCCTCGTCGAGGAAAAGAACGAGCGCATTTACTTCTTGGGCCCCGCCATGTACCAGCAGGGCCTTAACGAAATCACCAACTTGGCGCCGAGCAGAGCGACCCACAAGGCCCTGCTCATGGAAGCCATGGATGACCTTTTCAAGAAATACGCGGCAGGCGAGGGGCGGCAGGAGATACCAGACCTGCAGGAACTTACCCGCCGACTGGAGAACCTGGGCTGCCTCGAGTAATCGCTGCAGCAGAAGGGAGATGCCCAGGCGCGGCGGCAACCGCGCCAGGGCTGAACACAGCAAAACCCTAGAGAGGTGACACTATGTCCGCCACGGACTATACCATGCTGCTCGCTTTGCCCCTAAGTCAGATCAACCGCCCCGACTACAGGAAGTTGGTCGACCAGTTCGCCGGAGAAATCGCCTCCCCCTGCATCGCCGAGGGACTCAAGAAAGCTTTGGGGGAGCCCGCAAAATGAGCACAAACGCCGAAATAATCGAGGACTTCGCCCAGGAGCTGGCCACCTGGCTCGGCGAAGACTTCCGCGACATCGACATGATCGACCACTACCTCGAGCGAGTGACTCCAGTTAACCCGCGCGCGGCCGAAATCGCCTCCAAGGTCGCCGACCTTATGAGCCCGGTGCTCGAGCAGCTGCGCGCCGCGAGCGTCGACAACGCACTCAAGGACCACCAGCTCGCGAGCTGTAACGCTGAGTTTCGTAATCTGGCCGACTACATCTTGGCCATCCCGGCGCGCATGCCGAAAATTGGCACTGCGCACACGCAAGGCGAGCTGCTCGCCTGGCTCGAGCGCGAAATCAAATCCGCCCCCATGGGTCGCAGCACGAGGGCCCGCCGATGAGCCGCCCGTCCTCGAGCGAGGCCGAGAACATCCTCGGCCTGATGTTCAGCGCTATTTGCTTCGCGGCGATCGTCCTTTACAGGCTCTACAAGAACGCCAAAGCCAACCACTCCGGAGCACGGCACCATGATTAGCGACAACCCCGACCCGATGTAGACAAGTTCACGAGCCCGCCCACTAGGCGGGCTTTTTGCTACCCTGCGCGCCTCACGAAATGGAGATCCGCGCAGCATGAAAGCAAAGCCCCTCGCCATCGGCGCCGCAGTCGCCCTCTTAGTCGCCCTGGGCATCAATGACCTGCGCAACAAAGACGCCAACGCCCTCGATCGCGCGCACGATCACGCCGGCCTGCAGGTCGACTGCTCAATAATCAAGATCGACGGCCGCAAATGGGGCGCCTGCCGCTACAAAAACGGCGCGCCTGCGAGCGCCTGGCTCGAGCGCGACGACTCCTGGGTCGCAGCCAACGGCAACGCGCTCAAAGTCATTGACCGCCTGAGCACGGCACCGGACCGAGAAGGGCTGCCAACTCTCGTGCAGGACCTGGCCAAGCCTCCCGCCATGCCCGCCAGCGTGTTCGAGCGATAAGCGCTGGCGCCAGAAACGAAAAAAGGCCCCACCGCCGCGAGGCAGTGGGGCTTTTTTGTTACGCACTGGGGTAGGTTGCCTCGATGACGCACCGGTATCCCTGCTGCCGGCTCCCGCTCTCTGTCACCTTGTCTATCGACCACTGACCACGCACATAGCTTGGCCAGCTCCCATCGAGCTCGATCAGGCCCTCGGCCGCGAACGCTGGATTGCCAGGCGCATCGATACGCAAGCGAGCCGCCTCGCGCTTGGTCTTGCGCAGAGCACCCTCTCCCGCCGCCTTTGCCTCGGCCTCGTTCTGGTAGCGCTGGCGCTCCCGCTTAAAAGGCTCCTGGCCGGTCTCGACGACGCACTCCTTGCCCGAGGCGCCGTCCCACCAAACAGTTTTACAGCCCTTGAACTTGACCCGGCTGTCCTCGTCCAGGGAGGCATTGATAAACGAGCGCTCCCCCGGGCGATTGTTGTTTGTCACCGATAGAGTTTGCACAGGCAGCGTCTTGCCGCTAAGCGACTTGAGCTGACCTCGTCGACCCATCACATACAGCTCATTGATCGGCTTGGTAACCGCGTCGTACTTCTTCGCGATCCGCGTGAGAAAGCCCATGTCAGTCTCATTGGATTGGTCGACATGATCGACCACCATGGCATCGAGCTCCGGCGCAATGCGCGGGGAGAACCCGTGGCGCCCTGCCAGCTCTCGAAAAATCTCGCCCAGGGTCGTAGGCCCGTAGCTCGCCGAGCGACGCTCCTTGAATTTGGTCTCGTCGGCGACCTTGAACGGCGCCGCCGTGGCCACGATCCGCAGTTGAGGCGGCCATAGGTTCGGCGTAGTGCGCGTGACGATGAACTCGCCCGCATCGACCAAGCCGGTTTCCTTGTAGCCGCGCCGCAGGCCGATCTTTCCGTCGACACTCGGCAGCCCCTCGAGGCCGTTGATGTCGATCGTAAGCTTGATCTGATCCGACTCAATGCCAGCGGCGTCGACATGCTCCCAATCAATCAGCCGCGAATTGATAAGGGCCGCATTCGCCCCGGTCACTTCCACGGCCGGCGTAAACCCAATCGCCATACCTCACCTCAATCCCATGCACTGATAGACGCGGAAACGGTCGCCCGCTCCTCGAGCTCGGGAAGAAACACACGCACTCCCCCAGGAAGCACCGGGCCATAATCGGCCAGGCCCTTATTGAGCAGCCAAAACGCCTCTTCGGCGTCGTCGTCCGAGCGGCCAAGCTCGCGATACAGCACCAGATTTGCGGTATCGCCCGCGATGGTTCTCACGCTACGCATTGACGAACTCCTCGAGCTCGAGCGTCCACTCGATAAGCGTGGCCGTGCCGTCATCGATGACGCGGCGCTGCTCCTCTTGGACGCTCATCATTTTCCACTGCCCCCACACGCGCCCGATTCCGTCGACCATCACATAAGGCGTCCTTGCGTTCGCCATAGCGCGCAGGGCGTCAAGCTTGTCCATGCCTGCGCCCCACTGGGTTTTGCCAGCCAGGCGCAGCGTCTCGAGGTCCTGGCCGGTATTTTGCGAAAAGGGCTTGCTCGCAATAATGTCCATGTTCGACCAGCCCCCCGAGGTCTTTCGACTCAAGGTCTCATAGGGGAAGCCACTCCCCAGGCCGAACACGAAATCCCCGATGGCCATTTGCTGGGGCATCGTCAACTACTCCCGTCAGATAGAGATGCACTGCGCCGCTCGGCCAGCTGGCCGCCGCCCATACCCGGGGCGCCCAAGAGCTCGGCTTTCAGGCGCGCCATGATCTGGTCAATGAGCTGCTGGTCATAGGCAGGCAGCCCGGTAGGCGTCAGGTGAATAACCGGCGCGAAAACCGTCTCGCTCGGCTTCTTGTCTGGCGCCGACTCGGCAACCTCCTTTGCCGTGGCATCAGGCGTTTTCAGACGGTCGAACAGGCTGCCGAGACGCTCGCCAATCCATTCGCCGACCCCGCTGCCTGCCAGGCCTCCGACAGCGCCGCCAACGGCCGTGCCGATACCCGGGAGGATCGCCGTGCCGATCGCCGCGCCCATGCTGGCGCCCGCGAGCGCGCCGCCCATTCCGCCAACCGCACCGCCAACCTTCTCTGTATTACCCTCGGCCAGCCCCTCGGCGGCCGTAACAGCGCCAGAGACCAGCATCAGCGGCGTTGCCAGCTTGCTAACCAGCTTCCCAATTGGCGCCGCCGAGGCGGCCGCCTTCCCCAGCATGCCAGGAGCCTTGGAAGCGCCCGCAGCCGCAGCAGCTGCACCAGTAGCACCGGCCGCGCCTGCAGCACCTGCAGCACCTGCAGCACCTGCACCACCTGCAGCAGATGGAAGCGCTAGCCGAGTGGCTGCAGGAGTTACTACCGCTGCAGCTGGCGCCAGGGGCGCTCGGGCAACTCCAGGCGGAACCAACGCCAGCTTGGCCGGGCCTCGAGGAGCCTGCCCCGCCGCCGCTGGCGCGCCTGGAGCACCTGGGGCGCCGCCAGTTGGCACAAGCGTCAGCCGAGAGGCCGGCGAGGCGATTGCCGCTGCAGCCGGCGCCAAGGGCGATGGCGCGGCCCCAGGCGGAACCAGTGTCAGCTTTGGCGGAACTCGAGGCGCCTGCCCTGCTGCTGCAGGAGCACCACCGCCAGGCATTGGCACCGTAGATAGCGCACCCTGCATCGAGCCGAAAGCGCCACCAGCAAGACCCGCAGCGCCCAGCACCGCCGCAACCGGCGCCAAGACCTTACCGCCGGCAGCAGCCAGGCGCGCAAGGCGTCCGGTGCGGGCCGCGCGAGCTCCTGCAGCAGCCCCACCGCCGGCCGTAGAGCGACCCGCGCCACCGGCGCCCGCTGCGCCTGGCCCGGCGCCGACCCGCCCGAGCGTGGCGTTAAGCCTCGCCACAGCAGCGTTTGCCTGCCGTGCAGTGTCCACAGTGCTCGCATTCAGCTTCGCCCGAGCCAAGCTCCCCCGGTTGAAAGCCTGGCCGAACAGCAGGCCGACGAACTTGAGGCCGAGCGCCCCAACCTTGAGCGCGGTCAGGCCTGCAGCAGCAACAGCCAAGGCCCCGGTTATTCCCGGGAAGGTCTCGGCTGCGCTCGATACCATGTCGACGAGCCCGCCTAGCGGCGTAAGGACGGCATTGAGCACCGGCAACATCGCATTACCGATAACCGTGCTCAGGCGCGTCAGGCGCGCGGTGAACGAGTTCCAGCCGGTGCGCGAGGTGTTCGCAACGCCGGCCGCCTCCTGCATCATCGACCCTTGCTCGCCGATAACCGAGGTCGCGTATTTGCTCTTATCCGCCACCATGCCGAAAGCCCGGCGCACCTCGCCCAGGTTTTCAAGCAGCGGCTGGATGGCGCCAATGGACTCGGAGCCAAACAGGTTGGTGGCAATAGCCGCCTGCTCCTCGACCGGCTGCTCCTTGATTGCCTCGAGGACGCGCATGATCGTCTCAGGCGCGTTCTTTTGCATGTCGCCGGCCAGGTCCTCAGGGTCGAACCCGAGCTCCTTCCACTGCTCTTTCTCGCCCTTGGTGGCCGACTTGCCAGCCACGAGCGCCGAGGTGAAGTTTTTGAAGCCAGTGCCGGCGATTTCCTTCTCGGTGCCAGGGTTGAGCAGAGCAGCCGACAGCGCTGCAGATTGCTCGGGAGTGAGGCCGGAGGCCTTACCCACTGCGCCGAACCGCTTGACCACAGCCGCGATATCGGCCGCCTTGGCGTTAAAGTTGTTGCCGAGGTAGTTGGTGGCGTCAGCCAGGTCGAGCGTCTTGGTTCGATCCAAACCCATCGATGCACGCCAGCCGGCCATGGTTTCGCCGGCCGTTTGCGCATCAATATCGAAGGCTGAACCCATGATCGCGGCGTCGCGAGTAAAGTCCATTACCGATGCGGTTTTGGCCTTTACGTCGACGTTGCCGTCCTTGTCCTTGATATCGTTGCCGATGCCCGATTGGCCGGCGGCATACTCGATTTTCGCCAGGTCGAGCGCCGTCATGCCCGACGAGGCGATCAGCCGATCGCTCGCCAGCTTCAAGTTGGCCGAGGCCATCGCCTCCTTGCCACCCTCCTCGAAGTTGATGACCTTGCCGACGTCAGCCATGGCCGTTTCGAGGTCCATGGCCTGAGACACTGGCCGGCTCGCCACATACGCCAATGCAGCGGTTTCGACCATCTGCCCGCGCAACTCGCCGCGCTTGTCCCGGTTCGCCTCGATACGCTGCTGCGCGCCCTTCACGGCCTCGAGCTTGGCCTTTTGAGCAGCAAGCGCCGCATTGGCCGACTCGGTTGCGGCCTCGAGGCGCTTTTGCTCTGCCGCCAGCTTGCCCGTATCCACGCCAGCCGAGGACAGGCTCGCTTTCAACGTGCGCAGCTCGTTGACCTGGGCGCGCTGGGCCGCCTGCAGGGTTTTCACCCCCGCCGTGGCCTTGTCCTGGGCCTGATCGAGGCGCCCGAGCTCTGCCGTGGCGGTCTTGAGCTCGCGCGAGAGCCTGCTCTCCTCGGCAGTAGCTGCGCGCACTTGCGCGGCCGTTGCCTCGCTCGAGGCGCCCAGGGTTTTCAGCGATGCCGCAGCCTGCTTCTGCTCGGCCGTCAGCTGCGCCACCTTGGCCGTCGCCGTCGCATGCTCTCGAGAGGTCTTGGCCTGCTCGATGCGGGCAGCCTCGAGGGCCGTGCGGGTCGCTTTGAGCTTCTCGCCGAGGCGGGTATAGCCCTCAGCAGAACGCGCGGCGTCGTTGAGCTTTTTAAGCTCGGCCTGCTGCAGCTTCATTACATCTTGAAGCCCGCCCGCCTTCTGCTTGAAGTCGCCGAACGTAGCCGAA